TCATCGGGCCTGTGGAACCAAAATACCGCATATGGCTTTCGCCAGACGATTCGAGCGAACGGCAACGTCTATAGCTGCATGATCGCCGGCGTGTCTGCGGCGTCCGGCACCGGGCCTTCTGCCACCACCCCGACCGTCGTCGATGGCACCGTAACCTGGCGCTACCTCGGTGCCTGGGATGGGTTCGATGGTGGCCTGTACGTCGCCTATCGCAATCCCTATCGTCCGGCGTGGCTGATGAACCCGGCCAGCGAAGCCTATGGCAACTTCTATTACGGCAGCTTCGCCACGTTCCGAAATTGCTACTTCCGGGGTGCCATTGTCGGGTTGATGATGAAGCCCGGCACGAACCCCTCGCAGGATGACTTCCTGTCGTGCGAGCGCTGCAATTTCACCGAATGCTCGTTCGGGTTCAGCGCGGGCAACCACCAGCTTCGCAGCCTCAACATGCAATCCTGCAACTTCGGCGTCCTGCAATGCGCGATCACGAACAACACGCATGGGGTTCAGTCGGGCAGCTTCAAGGCGGGCCATATCAATACCTGCGGCTTCGGTGCCTCGGTCGACGTGTTCCGAACTGACAGTTCCTATGGCGAGCCGATGGTGTTCAACGCCTGCTATTCGGAGGGGCAATTCCGGCTTGGTCAGGTGTTTGGCAGCACTGCCTATGTCGCGGGATTGAGCCCGGTGTTCATCGCCTGCGAATGGTCGTTCTCCGGCGTCAACGAGGCGCGCGGTCGCGCGCCTCGTCAGCTTTACAACTATTTCGACGGAAACCCGAATATCAATGAAACGAGCGCGTCCGGCGGTGCTGGCGGCCCGGTGTTCCTCAATTGCCGGATCAACGTCGATGGCGTGTTCGGGTGCTTTGTCGAGGGCGCGAAGTTCATCAACACCCAGATCTACAATTACGACAGCGGCGCTGGCGGCGTTGCGATCCCGCTATATCAAGCGGCATTTAACAACGCCACGGCCGGCGGCCTGATCCTGACCGGGCTCGAGTATCGGGTTGAAGATCAGCGGTTGAAATTCCTCCAATGGAATTTGAACACCGGGATCGGTGCAAGGACGTGCGTCACCGTAAGCGGCTTCCGGTTCTCGGATCGATCGGTCTGCATCCCGGCGATGGTGAAGACGGTGCGGGCACTGTCTGGCGTCAACTATGAAGAGCTACCGGTCCCGCATGCCGACCCGTACCTGATTAGTAAAGGCTCTGCCGTGCCAAGCTTCGTCAGCGCGGATGCGACCGAGATCAAGCTTGTCTTCACAGGCTCGACCCAAACCACCAGTGCCGATCTGCAAGGCTTCGGGCCGGGCTCTGTCCTGCTCGAAAACACGACGGGGATGGTGTGGGCGGTGCGCTATTATGACGATGCGACCGACACGCTCTATGCCGTGGCGAGGAACAACTACAAGACGGTCGGGGGGGTCAAGAGCCTGCTGTTCCCAGTGTCGCTGGTGACGGGCAATTTCATGCTCCTGCATGCCCGGAACTATACCCCTGCCACGCCGCTGTTCGGGGACTTCCAGTCGAACGTGACGGCGACCGGCACCAACGGCTCGCCGAACCTCACCGCAGTAACTGGGGCGCTCAAGCCCGGCGACCCGCTCACGCATGCCAACATCCCGGCCGGAACAACTGTACTCAGCGTCAACGGCAATACTGCGGTAATGACGGCGAATGCGACTGGCGCAGTGTCGGGCTCGATCACCGCTGCGACGACGATCTCTAACGTTGCCACGGACTCCGTTCTCGGCTCAACGATCACGACGAGCCTGGCTGTCGGCGACTATCTGGTTTCGCCGGTCGAGATAAATGCTCTGGCACCTCAAACCGCCAAGCTCACCACGCTCACTGCCGGCGCGCCCGGCTCGATCGTGATCGATCAGAACGCGAACAAGACACGGTCGAGGGTCCGCCTTGGTTTCTTCCGCCGTCCAACTCCAGCGAACGTGTGAGGCCGCTATGACATTCTTGACCGGATACATGGAAGCGATGCTCTCGATGGCGACCGATCCCGATGAGATCGAACTGCGCCGCAAGGTGCTTGAGGATCACGTCGCGGTTCAGGAGCAACTGCTTGAGCAGCGCCAGCTCGGCGATATTGCCATGGCTGAACTGCCGACCGATGAAACCGAGGCCGCCGAGGCTATAATCGACGCACTACCGGATGTCCCTGCAGCTGAAGAGGAGTGACTGCGATGAAAGATTTCTGTGAACTGATCCGGCAGGCGATCGAGATTGCTCCCAGCCCCGGTACGCGCCAGAAACTTGTCGCCATTTATGAAGAGGCCGGCGGTGACAGCGCCACCGGCAATACGCTCGAATCGGGTGGCGGTGGTCACACCGATCCCGATAAGCCCGGCGGCGGGTAACGGCCGGTGGACTGGCCCTTCGCAATTCTGAACGGGGGCCTTTGCGTCCTGGCCGTGGTGTTCGCGGCTCATGTAACGACGGCACGGCGGGTGGCTTTGCCTCTCGCCGTGCTGCTCTTTGTCGGCTGGCTTGAGTATGTCCTCGCCTGGACTCCGTTCAAGCCGGCCAACCTATTCCATGGGCTGCTCGATTCGAAAGACCTTTGGTCCATAATGGATGGAATATTTGGAGCGCTAGCGATAACAACGGCCTATCGGTATTGGTGGGGCTGGGCGCTGCTGCTTACGTCCTTGTGTCAGGAGGTATTCCACGCGGCCTATTGGCTTCGGGTCTACGATTTCGAGGCGTATTCAAGCTTCCTCGACATCACCCTTTTGGCACAGATCGGGGTATTTGTGCTCATAGGAGGGCGGGGTGTTCGGGATCATTTTAATCGGGGTGTTGCTCGGCTTGTCGGCGGTAGCTGGGATGCGGGTGCGAAGCATGCGCGAACGAAATGGGGAGTGGGGGCGTGAGCGAGAATAACCTCCTATTCTGGATCTGGTCGTTCCTGGCGACGGTGGGGGGCGCGGTGTCATCCTTCGCGCTCCGCCCGTACAAGGAAATGAGTCGACTGGAGATTACCCTGGCGTTCGTCATGAGCCTGACGTTCGGTATGTTCGTGGGCTCGTTTCTTGCAGAGATCGTCGTGCGCAAATTGTCGGGCGATGGTCCTTTCAATCTGCGCGCTTATGGTGCCGTCATGTGGTTCATGGCAACAAGCGCACACTTCCTGATCCCGGTGGCCATTTCAAAGGCGAAGGGCGTTATTCGGTCGCTGGGCGCACCAAGCGTGGAGGCCGACAAATGACCGCCTGGACAATCATCAACGTCCTGAGTTCCATCGTCGTGGCGATGATCGTGACGTTCAAGCTGCTCGCGTACCCCGACCAGTTCACCCTGGGAGAGCGGATGGGCATGGCCGGCATCGCTGCCGGCATGCTCATGCGAATTGGCCCGATCTTGGGTCGCAACTTCTTCGGCGAACAGACCCCGTTCGATGACTGGAGCGTCACGCTCCTGCACGTCGGGCTCGCTACGTATTTCATCGCGCGTCTGGCTCGCATCCACCGGCACTGGATTGCGAACGAGCGGGCGAAACAAGCCGCGCGTGAATGGATGGGAGGGGTCGGACGATGAACGTCAAGGAATTGCAGCAGTGGCTGGTTGCCAAGGGGCAGCCGATCGTTGTCGATGGCAAGGCAGGGCCGGCCACACGCGCCGCGATCGTTGCAGCCTTCTCCAATCCCCATGCCCCAGCCATATCGCTCGATCAGGTTACCTCCTTTGCGGTGAGGCTCAGGGCTGCGGTCAAGCAACTGCGCGCTGTCGATGTGGTCGAGTCGGGCGGCTGGTCGTTCGACCACCAGGGGCGTCCGCGCATCCTGTTCGAGCGGCATATCTTCTGGCGGCTGACCGCCGGCAAGTATGGCCGCACCATGTTCAGCGACCCAACCTATGGCGGGTATTCGATCGACTCTTGGGAGAAGCTGACGCGGGCTTGTGCGCTAGATCCCGACGCCGCATTCGCGTCATGCAGCTGGGGGCGCTTCCAGGTTCTCGGCACCTATTGGCATGACTTCGGCTATGCCTCCCCGATCGATCTCGCTTATTCGACGGTCGAAAGCGAGGCGGCGCATTATGAATTGTTCGCCCGGTACATCGAGCATTTCGGATTGCAGGACGAGCTGGCGCTGCTCTCGTCCAATCCCGCCGACTGCCGGCCGTTCGCCAAGGCGTACAACGGTGCGGCCTATGACCGGAACCGCTACGACGTGAAGCTGGCGCAGGAGATGGCGAGGTGAACTGGCGCGCCCCCAATATGTCGGGCACCGGTGGCGAGCTTGGGCTGCTCGGCGTGATCGCCGGCATCGCCGGCATTCTCGCCTTCTCGTCGATCAAGCATGGCGACACGAATGGCGCGGCGGCCTGGTCGACCCTGCTGATGGCGATCGTCGGCGCGATCAAGGAGCGGTGGCAGAATCGTACCATCAATGACGCGCAGGATGCCCTGCGGTCGTCTATCCCTGGCCCCGACCCGACGACCGACCCCAACGCGAAAGGCAACGCCAAGTGATCCCGCTCCTACTGCGCCTCGGCCTGGGCGAACTGCCGGCCAAGCTGATCGCCTATGTCCTGGTGCCGCTGCTCATCCTGGGCGCGCTCTATCTCGCGCTCGATGCCTATGGCGACAACCGCTATGCGGCGGGTGTCGCGGTGACCGACGCCAAGTGGAAGGCGGCGAGCGATAAGGCTTTGGCGAACGCCGCCGCCGGCACGGCGATTGCCGACAAGAAGGAATTGCCTCGCGTCGTGGACTTCACGGCCAAGGTCGAACAGGAAAAGGCGAAACTCGATGCTGCTCAAAAAGATGGCTCTAGCCCTTTCGACGTCCTCTTTCCTCCTGGCAACAGCATGTGACCATACCATTCGGGTGGCGGTGCCGATCGTGCCGCCGTCCGATCGCCTCCAGTGCGTGCCGGCCGGGGGCCGTCCGTCGATCCCGCCAGAGTATGTCATCGACTGGTCTGCGGTCACCACTGTCGCCCAGGCGAAGTCCGAGCATCTGCGCTACGTCGCCTCGGTGCGGAACCGAGAGGGCGTGATCTCGGGCTACATCGTCGTGCTGGAGGGCCAGCTGTTCGGCTGCTCGAACAATATGGCGTGGCTGAACGATTTCTATGCCGCACAAAAAGGGGGCGGGGATTCCTCCCCGCCCCAATGAGCAAGACTTCAAGCGGGTCTGGTATACCTGCTAGCGGCTATCCTGGCAAGGCAGCCGGGTTGTAGATCCCAACGATGCGGCCAAGCAGCTTGTCGTAAATCATCCACTCCGGAATGGGGCCGTCCGACATCAGCCAAAATCCGTATGTGTCGCGCTTTGCGATCGGATGGATTGTCCAGTGTTCTTCTAGGCGCGAATGTCGGCGCAGGAACACCACGCTACGGCTAATGTGGATGCGGCTGCGATGGTGCGTGCCATCTCCCCACCATCTCTCCCATGTCATGCCCGCGACGGGGCTCTGGTACTCGATCGCGTAAAGGCCTCCGTCGACCAGACCTTCGCCGGTCTGGAGCGGCATGCGATCGTAGACCGCGACATCTCCCGCCTTGAGCAATAGGCCGTCATGCTCGACCACGACGACGCCCCGGTCGCGGTCTATCGGTGCCTTGGTGAAGATGCGCAGCGGGTTGGTCGTCGGCCCGGTGATCTGCGTGTCTGGCAGTTTGGCTATGGCGTTCATGCGGTGTCTCCCGTTGTGCGCTGGATGGCTGCGCGAGCCTTCGACGGCTTCAGCTTGCGGGCTGGGCGGTCAAACTTGGAAAGGTGGAAGCCGGACCAGAGGGCTTCAAGCTGGATGGCCGACTCGCGGCCCTCCTGCCGATCTTCCTCGATGTAGATGCTGGCGATCCGGCAAAGCTCGCGCAGCGCGCGCTTGCCCGTCTCGGTGGTGCGGTGCCGCCGCCAAGTCACCAGCAAGGGAACGACGCTCTTGCCGCGTCCAAGGCTGGTGTTGGCGTAACTGACCCGGCAAGCCTCGTCGCAGAACACCTTGCCGGTGTGGGTCGTCTCGAAAAGTTCACCGCATTCGGGGCAAATCTTGGCATGCGCCTGGGCGGTGGTCGTGTCGGTGGTCATCCGATGTCTCCCGTTCGTCGAGGCGACACATCGGACTAGGTAACCTGATAGTCAAGCGGCATTCGGAGGGTCGTCCGGGGCCTCGCCGGACGCCATGCCGGTCACAAGGGCAAGGGAATGGTTCAGCGCCTTCAAATCCGCCTGTGCTTCGGCCTGCTGCGCGTGCATGTACCGCCGCACCAGCTCGGCGATGTGGATATGCTTCTTCGGGTTGTCGCGCAGTTCCTGCTCAAGGACGGCGGCGGTCTTGGCCTGCATGCGCTCGATCCGTATGGAGTCGCTGACATTGCGGTGCAGTTCGATCGACAGGCTCCCGTCCATGTTCAGGCGTGGCTTGACGAACCCGCCGAGAAGCTTCCAGCGCTGCAGCCAGAAATTGGCCTGTTTCATTTCTCTCGGGGTCATGTCCATGCATCTTCTCCTGTGGGATGGGAAAGCCGCGCCGATCGGGGGGGGGTGATCGACGCGGCTCCCTGGCCGCTCGCGCGAACGGGAAACGCGCGGGCGGTTACTCGTCGGCTATCATCCCCTGAAAGGCTTTAAGCCCTTCGACGGTGATCTGCCAGATAACGTGGCGGCGACCCTTGCCGTTTTCGCCATAGGTGTGGCGCTCGCCGGAGTCGCGGATGTACCCTTGCTCGACCAGTTCGCTGCGCCGCGTGCGGTAGGTCGAGCCGTGCGTGTCGAAATGGCGATTCAGTACCACGTCGGTGAAGCCGTCAGGGGCGCTGGCTGCGAAGTCGAGGACCAGCCGCTGCAATTCGCGAAGCCTGGGCGAGATCGCCTCGGCCGCTTCATGGCTGGTTTCCGGGTCAGTCCCCCGCGCATGGGCCTCTGGCGCTGGCGGGGCTGGGGTGTAATTGAACAGGTCGGTCATTCTGCAAACCTCCATTCGATAATGTCGCCGGGTCCGCCGTCGTGCGTCCACCGTTTCCACCAGCTGGCGGGCCGTGGTTCCTGTCGCTGCTCCACATGCGAGCGCGACAGCGCGCGGATGCGGACGTACAGCCGGCGCTCACCGGTGCGAGGGCGCGGCCCGCTTGCGTGCCGATACCAGCCAGCGTTATCGGGCTTCATCATACGAACCGCCAGAATTGGACGGTGCGCCAGTCGATCTGGCCGGGGCGATCCACACGGCATCGGCCCTGACCTTCGCGGATTTGCACCCGCTGCCAGCGCTGCGCTGGGGTTGTCGGCGCAATATCCGAGCCGTCGTGGGAAACCCATGCGGCTTTCTGGCGACGCTTCACCATACCGTCGCGCCCATTTCCTCAAGCCATCCGCTCGCGCGGGGGTCTGGGATGATGTCCATCAGCTTGAAGTCGTCATCTCCCACGTTCTCATCGAGAGAACGCGGGCCGTAGCGGGAGGCAAATTGCCCGATGACGCGATTGGCGTAACGGCTGGCGGACGCCTTGATGTCGTCGGGGTTGATCTTCCCGGTCAATATGTCGACGCAGATGTCCTGCGCGGCGTCGTCGGCGATATCGCGCGAAAGGGTTGGCCCGAGCGCCCGCAAGACCGTGGCGACGATCGGATGCGTCCTGACGGCCTTGGTCACCTTGCGTGGACTGAGTTGCCCGCCAACGGAGGTGTTGGGCTCAAGTCCGTTGGCGGTGCGCCATTCGGCGATCGACGTGCGGTGGACGCCTATCGCCACCGCGATCTGGCAGTCGTTCATGCCTTGGCGGTAGAGGCTCATCCTCCTGGCGTGCTTTTCGAGGCTGGGCTGGTTGGCCGCGAGCTTGTTCGCCTTGCGCCAGTAGGCGATTGCCGACCGGGTGACGCCAATCTGCGTTGCGATCTGGCCGTCGCTCAATCCCTGCTGGTAGAGAGCGAGCCTGCGATCTTCTGCGTCGTCCATCAGTTATTGCCCAGCGGCATGGTGACAAACAGCGGCTCGGCCCGCTTCGCTTCGGCGATGCGGGCGCGCAGCTTGCGGGCGATGCTGTCCGTCCATTCCCTGGTCGCCTTGGTCGTGGCGGTAGCGTGGCTGTCGCGCGCGAGCAGGGCGGTGACCGTGATGAACGTGTCAATCATCTCGGCGGCTTGAAGCATCGCGACCTTCTGTTCGGTGCCGGTATCGATCATCGACTTCTCGATGATCAGCTGCAGCAGGCCATCGGTGAAGCTGGCCATGAATTGCTCATTGAGACTCATTGCTTGCGGTCCTTGATCTGCGCGATCCCCGGTGCCGCCATGCGGCGCGCGGAGGTCGAAAGAATGACCCGGATGGGCTGATGCCAGTCCGGGTGGGTCAGCAGCTGGCCGAGCATCTTCTCGGCAACCTCGGCCTTGGCGCATCGTCTGCCCCAGTCGCGCTGCTCGTCGATGTGCGTGACCCGCCAAGGGTGAATGGTCCCGGCGGCGGAGATCGTAACTCCGCCGCCGATGCTCGCCCAGGCGTCCAGCCACTCGCGTGCGGCTTTCAGGTCTGGGGTGTCGCTCATGCGTCGACCTTCGCCTTGGCCACGTCGATGCCCACCCGATGCTCGGGGTAGTGCGCCTCGACCAAGTCGCAGACCGCCTTGGTGCGTTCCACGTGGAACTCGCCGCCGATCAGTTCCTGGAGCATCCGGTGGCGGGCCTTGGCATGGTCGGCCTGATTGTCCGGGTCCATGCCCTGCCAGAACGTCCGCCCGTTGTGGTCGACCATCACCTTGAACTGTCCGCCGACCGCGACGGTCGCCTCGATCCACGCCTTGGCGTCGAAGTCGATCCGGCCGAGCGCCAGCATGCAGCGTCCGAGGTCGCAATTGCGGAGGTCGTCGTAAAGGAATGCGTTGGCGTCCAGCACGCCTTCTTCCTGTTCGAAGACCCCCTTGATCTGGAAGGGGAAGCCGTCGCTCCATGCTCCGACGTCCTGCAACAAATCGACGTAAGCCTTGGCGAGGAAGTCACCCGGCGTGGCGCATGGCACTGCCATGAGCGCCGCCCATGCCTGTTCCTCGGCTGTCGTGACCGCGATCGGGAGGTTGCCGGCATTGTCGCCGTCCTCGTCATATTCCGCGTAGTGGAAAGCATTCCAAGCGTCCGCCCATTTCTCGAAAGCGTCCGCCATCTGCGCCGACACGCTAGGGCGCATCAGGCTGCGGATGTCGTTTTCAAGAATGCCCCGGTAGGTCGTGCCGGCCTCGGGATTGCGCGGCCCGTCCCAGCCGTGCATCTCGCGATCGAGGAAGGTGCGCAGCTTGGCGAGGATGTCCCCTGGACTTTGGGCCGGCAGTGTCATCATGCGGTCGAGCGCTTCGTATTCGGCCGCGCATGCGGCGACCCCGGCCATCGTGTTTTCCTCGCCTGCCTCGGCGAAAGCGTCATAGGCGGTGTAGGCGATGTCATGCGACCGCTTCGCGCGGGCAAAATCTGGTGAAGTCGAATAGCGCATCTCAATTCTCCCGTTGTCGGCATGGTGCCGTTCGAGGGGCGGGTGGGGGGATACCCGCCCCTCTAGTCGGCGTCACGCGGTTGCGGTGAGCGCCTCCATGTCGTCCATGATCGAGTTCCATGCGAGGTCGCTGGGGCTTCCGCATTCCCATTCCCGCATGATCCGCAACTTGCGGCGCGCCTCCTGCGATGTCGGCGCGCGGAGGGCGAGCATGCGGTGGTAGGCCGCCGCCGTGCGGTCGCCCTGCAGGCTGGTTTCTTCGTCGCTGGCGTTCTTCATCTTGGCCGCGACTTCGAGTTCGCGCTCGCAATCCTCGACCGCTTCGCGCCAGCGAATGCGGTCGGTGTGCCGCTTGATGGTCGACACGCTTGCCGGCGTCTCGGGGTCGAACCATTTGGCCTTGAAGTCTGCGACCGTCATCGGCTGCGCTGGCGTTTCCGCGCCGACCTTCTCATGAATGGCGTAGGCCATGTCGCTGTGGTCGTGCATGCGCTCGTCAACGATGTGCAGCTGGTTGTTCGCGGCGCGCGCGCGGTGCTGGGTCAGTGTGCCCTTCAGCTGCTCGTCGTCCTCGATTCTCTCAAGGATCTCGAAGATCGGAATGAGCGCCTCGCGGCTGGCGATAAGCGCGGTCGACAAATCTTCCGCCGCCAGGGCGACATCGTGAACGATGGGGTCAGGCATCGTGTGGCTGATAAAAACTCGCATTGGTATTCTCCCGTTGGTGTCCCGACGCAAATCGGGGCCGAGCGGGTCATGCCGAAAACACCTGCCCTAGTCAACGGGCACTTGTCCGTCGCGCAGGACGTGCTATGTCGTGCGGCTCAATCGCTGGGAGTACGCAATGAACCTGCTTAACAGGCTGCGGTCGGTCGCTGACCGCTGGGTCGAAATGCACCGCCGAACGGATGCGAGCGTCTCGCTCAAGACGCTCGGTGTGCGCTGTGCCAACAACTCGAAGCTGTTCGACCGGCCTGGCATGGCGGTCGCCACCTTCGAGGCGACGGCGATCTGGCTGGGCGATCCGGCCAACTGGCCGTTGGCGCTGGTGCCGAACGACGCCGCCCAGGCGCTGTGCGATCTCGGGGTGTTGGTGCCCCTGGTCAATTGGATTGATCTCCCAGAGGAAGGAATCGCGGCATGAGGCGCGTCCATACCCTGTTCCTGCTGTCGTTCGGCGCGCCCGTCATGCTGGTCGCCGGGGTCTATCTCGGCCAGCTGCTGTTGGTGGTTCTGTGAGGCCACCGCTCCGACCGCTGTTCGAGCGACAAGCGATCGATGACGCCAAGGCGAAATATAACATCTCGGATATCGCGGCCCGCTGGTGTGCCAAGCCGCTGCAGCGCGCTGGCCATGAAAAAGTGGGGCTCTGCCTGTTCCACCGGGAGCGGACCCCATCGTTGCGGTTCAACGATCCCAAGGGCACATTCTATTGCTTCGGCTGCGGTTCCTCCGGCGATATCGTTGAGCTGGTCATGCGGCATGAGGGGCTGGCATTCCCCGATGCGCTGCGTTGGCTCGGTGCCGCTGAACTCCCGCCGGTCGACCCTGCCGAGCGCCACCGTTTAATCGAGATCGAGCGGCAGGAGCGCATCCAGAAGAAGCAGGATGCGGTAAGCTTCTTCGCCCGCGCCGATCTCATCCAAGGCTCGCCGGCCGAGATTTACCTTCGCGCTCGGGGAATAACGATCGCGCTCCCCGACACCCTGCGGTTCGGCATGGTCCCGAAGCGCAAGAACGATGCCGGCGAATGGGAACGCGACCACCCCTGTCTCATTGGCGGGTGCCAGGACGGCGCTGGTAATTTCGTCGGTATCCAGCGGGTGTTCTTCAAGAACGACGACCCGACGCTCGGCAAGGCCGATTGCAAGCTGTCGCTCGGGCAAGTGAAGGGCGCAGCCCTTCGCCTTGGGCCGGCGCTGCCTGAGGTCGCGCTGACCGAGGGCCCGGAGGATGGCCTGTCCATCCTTCAAGACCAACCCGGTCGCTCCGTGTGGGTGGCGCTGGGGACCGGGCTCATGCCATTCGTGGAATTTCCCGAGTGCGTGTGGTCGATCGTGATCGCTGGGCAGAATGACGAACCGGGCAAGGCAGCGGTCGACCGCGCTGCCGATGCTCTCGCGGAGCGGGGGTTCGGGGTGCGCAAGGTGTACCCGCATCCGAGCTTCTATGACTGGAACGATTGGCTGAGAGGTATCGAGCGTGGGTGACGGGAAATTTGGAGCGGCAATGGACGACGAATCAAACGTGGTGCCCCTGCCTGGGCAAGAAACATCGTTGCGGGTGAAGGCTTCGCCTTTCGTGTGGCGCGATCCGACAACGATACCGCGTCGGCGATACCTGTATGGCTTCGAGTTAAGGCGTAAGCAGCTGTCAATGCTGATCGCTCCCGGCGCTGCCGGTAAAACGACGCTCAAGGTCGGGCGTGCGATCTGCATGGCCACCGGCCGCGACTTCTTCGGGCATCGGGTCTGGGATGGTCCGCACCGCGTCTGGATGTGGAACCTGGAGGACGAACTGGAAGAGGTCGAGAAGACCGTCCACGCCTTCCTCAAGCTGTGGAACCTGACCGCCGACGATCTGGGCGGTCGCCTGTTCCTCGACGGCTCTGATGCTGTCGCCTCGCCCTTGCTCAAGCTGGTGGTTGAGGACCGAACCGGCGGGATTGTGGTGCAGCGCCCGATCATCGCCGCGCTGATCGAGGAAATGCTCGCCCGCAAGATCGATTACCTCGACGTCGACCCGTTCGTCTCCAGCCACTCGGTCGAAGAAAACAACAATCCCGGCATGGACCTGATCGCCAAGGAATGGATCAAGGTCGCGGTCGCCACGAATGCGGCAATCAGCCTTGCCCACCACGTTCGCAAGCCGCCCAATGGCGGGCTTGGCGAAACGACCTCGGCTGATGCGCGCGGTGCTGGCTCCGTCGTCGCTGCCGCCAGATCCTGTCTGGTGATCAACCGAATGTCTTCCGTCCAAGCCGAGGAATTGGGCATCCCGGCCTGCGATCGAAAGCGGTACATCTCGGTCTACGACGACAAGAACAACAAGGCTCCGCCCGCGCTCAAGGCGCATTGGTATGAGTTCGTCAGCGTCGGGCTCGGCAATGGGGACGATACCGGCCCCGAGGACAGCATCGGCGCGCTGTCGGTCTGGGAAGCCCCCGACGCGTTCGGTGGGGTCACCGTCGATCAGCTGATCGGCATTCAAGAATTGATCAAGCGCCGTCCGGACGACGCCCGCAAGCATTCCGCGTCCGGTGCCTGGGTCGGCAAGCTGGTGGCATTTGCCCTCGATTTGAACCTCGATTCTCCGTCTGACGTGGCCCGCATCAAGCTGTTCCTGCGGACGTGGATTGAGAACGGCGCGCTTCGAACCCGGAGCGAATACGACGACAAAGCAAAGCGCAACGTCGAGTATGTGGAGGTGGGGAATTGGGCGAAGAAATGACCGCGACCCGCACTTGCGCAGTTCGTCATGCGGAAGGTGCGCAAAGTGCGAAAAGGGTCGGCGCGTCAAGCGCCGGGCCTATTCCACCGGTATTGTGGTACCCGTTTTCAGGACTTGACGGTTTCGATTTACTCCATACCCTACCGGGGTCGCCGGTCCCCCTGAAAGGGGGCCGGGGACCCATAGAGGTATGTACTACACCCGCGCGGGCGCGCGAGTGATTCGGGAACCCATCGTGAAGGTGGACAGCCCGGAAGGCATGCGGATGCTCATCGATTGGGCACGCGACCACCGTGCCGTTCTGAGCAACGCTCACCGCAGGCTCGCCGAACGGCATGGGGTGCCCACGGCTGGCGTGCTGTTCTCCGAACCTCTCCCAGTCCCACCCACCCCGAAGTTTCAAGAGGAGGTTACCTGATGCCCCGTGAAGTCGAAGAACCGAACGCGGTCCTTGCCGATCTGGAATGGATCGAGGTGGGGCCTGGGTATCTCTACAAGGGCCCTCGCGAAAAGCTGCCAGAGGTCAAGTTTCGCTGGGACGTGGATTGGGGTGAAGCGCGGATTATGTCGCGCCCGACCATGTACTTCAAGGGCTTCCCGCCTCGTCTCGACGAAAGCACGTTCGACTACATGGAGCGCATGTTGGTCGAATTGCCGCGCCCTTGGGCAGCGCCGGCTCGCCTCTATCGGACTCGCTGGTGGCAGTTCTGGCGGGAGCGGCGCAATTAAGGTAAGCGTCGGTTACCTTTTGGAGTGTAAGCCATGATCGTCGCCGTCGTTGTCGGAATCATCATCATCGCCCTGCTGGTCTATGGTGTCTCGTTCCTCTCTCCCCCGCTCGATGCTGGCGTCGTCCGCATCCTCCAGGCGGCGATCGTCATCCTGGGTGCGGTGCTGATCGCTCAAAGGGCTGGGCTGTTCTGAACGCCAAGGGGCTAGCGCCCGACACCGCAATGCGATAGAACCCCGAACCGGGCCACGCTTCCTCCCGTTGCCGTGCCCTGTTCGTGTCCTGGGGAGGGTTGACCGGCTCGTCACCGGCTGATCCTCCCCAATCAGTGGCGGACCTTAAAAAGGGGTTGGGTGAATGTCTGACATTGTTGCTGGTGGGCCTGCTCGATCGGCGCTGACGCTGACGCCGCATGACACCAACGCGCTGACGCCTGGGGCTCGCGGCATCTACGTCGGAACCGCTGGCGACATCACCATGCGGACGCCTGACGATTCGGCTGATGTCGTGTTCAAGAACGTTGCTGTTGGCATCTTCCCTGTCCGCCCCGCCTATGTGCGAGTAACCGGGACGACGGCCTCAAACCTGATCGCTCTGTACTGATGCTCGGCCTCGAAGGCCTTGGGCTCGTTCTCGGCACCTCTGCCGGTTCCGTGATCAATCCGTCATTCCCTGTCGTTCGCAATCTGTCGCTGCCTGCCGGCGATCAAGTTCTCTACACCGTGCCCACTGGCAAGAAGGCGCTTGTCGTTGACGTCTGGGTAACCAACCCGACCGCTGGCGGCATCACCTACTTCACCAAGCTGACAACCCCGAACGGTACGTTCCAGATCGGTGCTGGCAAGACCGAGGGCGCGGCTGGCATCGGGCACAACTACGGCTCGAACGGCTCGAACAGCATCCCGATCGTAATGAATGCCGCCGAGGTGCTGACGATCAATTCGTCAGCACTGGGAATGTCGGCATGGCTTAGCGTGATCGAGTTCGACGCATCGTCCGCCCTGTCGCGCTGGGATATCCAGACTTGGGTGAACGGCAACAACGTCCTGTACACCCACCCGGCCGGCAAGACCGTCGTGTTCGGCTCGATCAGCGGCACCGCGATAAACAACCCGGTCGAGACGATGACTGGCTTCGCGATCTTCAACGCCTCTGGCTCGACGCGGACTTATGTCGGGCCGTACATCGTGCCAGCCGCTGGCTCGCCGACAACCTCCAACCAGTTCGGTGGGTCGAACGCTCTCATCAGCGGGCAGGGGTTCTTCAAGTTCTTCCCCGGCGGTCTTGCGACCGGCGACACCATCGTGATCACCACCAGCGATGCAAACAATACCGGGCAGATCGCGTGGATTAACGGCATGCAGTTCTGATGGCAGGGCTTGGGCTTGAGGGCCTCGGCTTGGCACTCGGAGCGGCAAGCGCAAGCGCCGCCGCCCGCGTGTCGTATCTCGATGACGGCGGGGCCTCTGCTGGCCTGTGGTATGGTGCCAACTCAGGCCCTGCATGGGTCTATGATGCGCCGACGAACCGCGTTCTGGGCGTTATCCAGCGCTACAACTACAACGGCGGGACTGTCCTCAAGGAGAACACGTTCTTCTCCTATGACCTGTCCGCCCAGGCCGCGTCGGTCGGCAACGTGATCATGACCGATGACAGCGCTGTGGTGGGCACCGCTGACCAGCATGGCGTTGGCGTTCTCTGCAAGGACCAGTACGGGTTCTGGCATTCCTATGGCGGCGCGCACAGCCTGCCAATGAAGCACAGCATCTCGATCGACGGCGGGGCAACCTGGGCAGCGCAGGGCGCGGTCGGGACGGGCATGACCTACCCGCATCCGGTGCATGTCGGGAACACGCAATATCTGTTCATGCGGGAGTCGCCGGGCGGCAATACCTACCCGCTGGTGCTGTATAAATCGTCCAGCATCAACGCCTCGACCGGGGCTGTTTCGTGGAACGCCAAGGTAACCGTGATCGACATGGAGAACGACTCGCGAACCTATGCGGGCACGCTCGTCGTTCAAGGCAACCTCCTCTATATTCCTTGGTGCCGCGCCAACGCCGCCGATAGCATTCGGCTCGATCTCTATCTGGGCGTCTACGACACCACCACCGACACCTTCCGCAATCTCGCTGGGACCGTGTCGGTAAGCGGTGCCGGTTTCCCGCTTCTCCGCACCCCTGCTGACGCCTCGTTTCGGCTGGTCGATCAGACCACCGGCGGCACCGAGGAAAGCAACACCCCGTCAATCTTCATTGACGCGGAGGGCATCCACTGCCTGTACCAAGGCGGCGTCGGCGGGCTGATCTTCTACTATGCCCGCTACAGTCTGGCGGGGGCCTTGCTTGAGGGGCCGACGAACATTGGCGCTGCGCCTTATCGCTATTCGACTCCGGCCATCGGGCCGTTGCCGGGCGGCGGCGTCGAAGTCCTCTATCCGTCGCTCACCGGCGCGGTCAACGACATGGAAACGCAGGCCGCGTTCGTTCGTGGCGGGAACATCTATCGCACCACGCGCCCGACTGGCGGCTCTTGGTCTGCTGCTGCGCTGGTGATGGCAACGACGCCGGTACATCCCCTGGACGGTGTGGCCCGCGTGGAGGGTGCGCCGGCCAACTTCCGGTTTGCCTTCTGCGAGCGCGCGATCGACGACGCCGACTTCTCGACGGGCGGCAATCTGCGCACCTTCGGCTGGGGCACCGCCGGGATTGTCACCACGCCATTCGTGGAGGACACCGATGCCGCAACGTATATCGGCGCGGCATCGTACGGCGATGTCGATCGGCAAATCGTCACCGCCTATTTCCGTGGCATCAAGCGCGTCGGCTGGTGGCTCAAGGGCGACTTCGCCTACCTGCTCGGTGAGCCGGTTGAAGCCGTTGCCCGCAAGAACGTGTTCGAGGCGGTCAACGCTGGCACGTCGCTGACCGATACCGCCGCTGGCCCGACGCACACGCCATATCTGGGCATCGACGGCACCGCGTCCGCCAAGCTGACCGCAGCGTTCAATCCTTCGACCTCTGTCACCAAGCGCATGACCACGACCAGCATCCAGCTGTGCATCGTGCCAACCGAGAACGTCACCGCTGCCAGCAGCGATCTGGGCACGACCGCAACAACCGCCGCCCTCACGCTTTCTGCGCAGTCGACCAGCAACAACGCAAGCACGCTGCTCGCCGATGGCACAAGCCTGTCGAAGGCCGTGGGCTCCGCAACGTTCCTGCTGATGTCGCAACGCGCGGGAACCACCAAGACGATCTACGTGCGCAGCAAGAGTTCGCCGACAAATTCAACGGTGACTGCGACCGGGTTCCCCAATGGCAATCTGACGCTGCTCGGTAACTCGACGGGGTTCAGTCAGCGCCGCCTCGGCTATGTGCATGGCGGTCTGCAGCTGGACGCTGGGCCGATCATCCAGGTCGTGAAGCGCTACATGTACGAACGCCTGGGAGTCGTCACCTGACCGATCCTGCCATCTCAATGCGCCCTGCGACCGAACTGGTCGCCTATGCCAACAATGCCCGCACCCATTCGCCTGAGCAGATCGAGCAGCTGAAAGCCTCGTTCCGCAAGTTCGGGGTGAACACGCCGCTGGGTGTGGACGGCGAGGGCATCCTCGTCGGCCACGGCCGGTTGCAGGCGATGACGGAAATGTGGGCGGCCGGCGAAGACGTGCCGGGGCCTGGCAAGCGGGCGATCCTCCCGCGCGGCATGGTGCCGACGATCGACCTGTCGGGGCTCTCCGAAGAGGAGCGCAAGGCCTACATCATCGCGGATAACCAGTTGGCGCTTAATGCCGGGTGGGACTTCGACATGCTCAAGACCGAATTGGTCACCTTGGGCGATGCCGGCTTCGATCTCGGCGTGCTGGGCTTCGACCCCGATTCGCTGGCGGACATCCTGGCCAACCCCACCGAGGGCAAGACCGATCCGAATGACGCGCCTCCGCTCGAAGAGGTGGCAATCTCCCGCCCTGGAGACCTCTGGCTGCTGGGCGGCAATCGCCTGTTGTGCGGCTCGTCCATCGTGGCAACCGATGTAGAGCGCGTGTTGGACGGCGAAGTGCCGAACCTGATGGTCACCGATCCGCCCTATGGCGTCGACTATGACCCGGCGTGGCGGAACGAAACGGGCAAGGATGCGGCCGGTGTCACCCGCCACAAGTCGTCGGGCAAGGTGGTGGACGCCCATGCGTCCGATGCTGTCGGCAAGGTGATGAACGACGATCAAGCCGATTGGCGCGAAGCCTGGGGTCTGTTCCCTGGCCAAGTCGCCTATGTGTGGCATGGCGGCGTCCACGCTGCCGAGGTGGCCGCTTCGCTCGAAGCCTGCCGGCTGCTGCCCCGCGCTCAAATCATCTGGGTAAAGACCCGCGCCGCCCTCAGCCGTGGTCACTTCCACTGGCAGCATGAGCCCGCCTTCTTCGCCGTGCGCGAAGGCGAGCAGCTGACCGTCGATCCTGCCGAGGCGTTCGAGCAGGACCATGCGACCGCGCTCTATGTCGTGAAGAAGGGGAAGACCGCCCACTGGCGTGGTGGCCGGAAGCAAACCACTGTCTGGTTCATTGAGCATCTCAAGAACGACACCGGGCATGGAACGCAGAAACCGGTCGACTGCATGAAGCGGCCAATCGAGAACAACTCGGTTCCTGGCGAGGTTGTGTACGAACCCTTCTCGGGCTCGGGAACCACGATCATCGCGGGTGAAATGTCCGACCGTCGCGTGTTCGCCATCGAACTAGATCCGCGCTATGTTGATGTGGCGGTGAAACGCTGGGAAGCGTTCACCGGCAAGGAGGCGATTCTCGAAGGGGATGGCCGAACCTGGGCGCAGCTCGTCGCCGAACGGGAAGCCCAGGCGGGATTTTACAACGCGGTCGGTCAAGTCGCCGTGGCAGCGGGAGGCTGAATGTCTGTTTCCGAGCGAACCTACGTCGTCTGCACCAACCACCCGAAGGGCGGCGGCCAAGGCAGCGCATCTCGGGTCAACGACCTCGACTTGCCCGGTGCCTGCAACGCCATCGCCATTGAGTACCTGCCCGGCTATAAGTATTGGGTGCTATGCTGCGACAGTCGCGATACGCGGGCCAACCCTGATTTTCCCGGTCGCTTCGGGTTTGTCGGCATGGCTGACGGTCCGGTGTTCCTCGATGCCAATATCGAGCCCGACTATGCCTGGAAACCGGAGGTGCATTGATGGCCAGATACTTCTCCGCCCCGACTTCTTTGCAGAAAATGCAAATTACTCCCCGCGCCGATCGCGACGATTGGTGGGAACCGGGGCTGTGCCCCGATCTGTGGGTGCCCGACCATAGGCCTGTCGACACCGGTCTGGTCGATATCCGGGGCGATGCCATCATGCGCGCTCCCTATCCGATTGGCTTCGGGAGGGATGGCGAATGGTGAAGCTCGCCGGGCTGGTGGTCGACCTTGCGGCCGGCATGGCGATCGGCTTGTGCGCCATCGTGATATGGTGGTTCGGGCTGGCCGTGTTCGAGGTGGCGTTCGTGCGCTTCGGGGGCTGGCTGGGCTCGCCTCCTGGCCCCATGGCGGTCCTCGCGCTGGTGGTGTATTGTCCCTTCTCGCTGTGGCTCTCAAAGCCGCTCGAACGGAGGTTATTCTGATGGCTGTGTTGCGTGAAGCTGGAGCGCCCATTCGTCGGCAGCAAACCCAGACGTCGCCCCCGGCAACGAGTCCGGCGAAGCAGGCCGAGATCGACGACCTCAAGGCCCAGCTTGACGCCGCTGTCGCGCGCATCGACGAACTGGAGGCGGTGGTTCAACCATGAGCCGCAAGGGCATCCCCAATTTCGAGCCGACCAAGGAACAGCGCGATCAAGTCGAAATGTACGCCGCTGTCGGCATCACGCATGTGCAGATCGCCATGCTGATCAAGGGCGCTGACGGCAATCCGATCTCGGTCGACACCCTCACCCGTCACTTCGGCCCCGAACTGGACACCGGGCTTGCCAAGGTCAAGGCGCTGATCGCTGGTAAGGTGGTCGGCATGGCGCTGGCATCCCCTGGCCCTAACGGCGCATCGGACGCCTCGGCGGCCGATCGCCTGCGCGCGGCGATGTTCTTCCTCAACACGCGCGGCGGTTGGGCGACTAACGAAAACGTCAACCTTCCCGAAAGCGACGATCAGGACGAAACCGCCGTCGCGGCTCGGCTCGCTGGGCTCATTGAGAAAGCCCGGCGCATGGCGGACAAGGCCAAACCGCCCACCATCCAGTGACGGCGATTCCCGCGATCTCGGTCGAAGATGTCCGGACTGCCATGCAGTATCTGGACGACGAGGACCGCGCGGAAATGCTGCGCCTGCTCAGTGGCGGCAATCGCGATATCTGGTACTCGCTCCCCGGCCCGCAATCGGAGGCGCGCTATTCGGAAGCCGACATCACCGGCTACGGTGGCGCGGCCGGCGGCGGCAAGACCGACCTTGCCTGCGGCCTGTCGATTGTCGACCACCGTCAAACGACCATCTTCCGCAACGAGATTTCCCAGCTGGAGGCGGTGAAGGAGCGGTTCGAGGAACTGCTCGGCTCTCGCCGGGGATTCAATGGGCAGACCAATCTCTGGCGCATTGCGCCTGGTCACCGCGTCCGGTTCGGCGGCTTCCCCAATCCCGGCGATGAGGGGCGCTATCAGGGCAGTCCTAACGATCTCGTCGTGTTCGATGAGGCGGCGGAAATGCGCGAGGCGGCGGTGCGCTTCGTCATCGGCTGGAACCGCTCGGCCAAGCGCAAGCAGCGGACGCGCATCCTCTTGACGTTCAACCCGCCGACCAAGCCGGAGGGGCGCTGGATTGTCGGCTTCTTCGGGCCGTGGCTGGACAAGCGCCATGCGCTCTATCCCGCTGCCCCTGGTCAATTGCTCTGGTGTACGACCGACCCGGATGGCCAGGACTTCTGGCTGACCGACGATCGCAAGTTCATCTGGCGCGCTGGCAAGCCGTGCTACGACTTCGACCCGGAGGAGGTGAAGGAAACCGACATCATCACTCCGCTGTCGCGCACGTTCATTCCGGCGAAGCTGGTCGACAACCCCTTCCTGCTCGGCAGCGCGTATCTCGCCCGCCTCCAGCAGTTCCCCGAGCCGCTGCGGTCGCAGATGCTCAACGGCGATTTCGAGGCTGGTATGAAGGATGACGACTGGCAGGTGATCCCAACGGCGTGGATCGAGCAATCAATGACGCAGTGGAAGCTGGCGAAGGCCCAGGGGCCGGCGTTCAGCCCTGGCCCGATGGATTCGATGGGCGTCGATGTTGCGCGTGGAGGGCGCGACAAGTTCGTCATCGCGCGCCGTCATGGCCGCTGGTTCGATGATCTGATCCGCTACAAGGGGCCGGCGATCGACAATGGTCCAAAGGGTGCCGCCTTGGTCGTGAAGCATCGGCGCAATCAAGCGCCGGTGCATGTCGATGTCATCGGCTATGGCGCGTCAACGCACGACTCCCTGATCACCAACAATGTGCAGTCGGTGCCGGTCGACGTGTCATCGGGCTCGCATGGCAAGGCGCTGGCGATGGGCATCGAGTTCGCGAACAAGCGCACCGAGCTTGTCTGGCGGTTGATGGAAGCGCTCGACCCCGAGCAAGATAACCCCATCATGCTGCCCGATGATTTGCAGCTGCAACTCGATCTTGCCGCCTATCGCTACTCGGTTTCATCGGGCAAAATCTCGATCTGGCCCAAGCACGAAATGAAAAAACGCATAGGGCGTAGCCCTGACGACGGCGATGCTGTATGTCTCGCATTGCTCGATACTGTGAAGGAGGAACCGTTGCGCGACCAGTTGATCGATTTGGCGCTCGGCGGCGATAGCGGAACCTCCGAGGACCTGTGGTGGGGGAGGCGTTAAATGTGCATTGGAATGGGGCCGAAACAGCAGGACATGCCGTCCATCCCGGAACGTCAGGCGGCCAAGCAGCCGGCCGACATGGCCCGCTCGCGTGCGAAGGATGACGAGGCTCGCCGTCGTGGCATGCTCGCGACCATCCTGACCTCTGCGGCTGGTGTCAGCGCTCCGCTCAATTCGGGTAGTGCCGCCGGCTCTGGCAGCGGCGGCAAGACTTACCTCGGCTGATGGCCTCGCGCCCGGTCCTGTCGGACCCGCAGCCCACGCTGACCCTGGCCGTCGATAACGTCAAACTGCGCGAGCATTGCGACCAGCGTGCGCGCATCATGCAATCGTCGCGCTCGGAAGTTGACCCGCTGGTCACGGAAGTTTCGCAGCTGACCCAGCCGCTTCGCTCGCGCTTCGCGCCGGGGGTGAGCGTCAATGGCGGTTCGGCTTCGACCAGTGGGAGCACCGCCGCACGACGCAGCCGCGTCAGATCGCGCATGCTGCTCGATGGTCATGGGACTCGCGCGTCCGAGATCCTGCAAAATGGCATGAACAGCGGCCTGTCGTCACCGTCTGGCGAATGGTTCGCGCTCAAGCTGCCGGCGCTCCACGACGCCCCGCAATCGTTCCCCGGCAAGCAATGGCTGTCGGCCGCTCAGGACGTGATGTACTCCTTTTTGGCAGATACCAATTTCTACGAGGCGGCGAAGTCGGGCTATGGCGAGCTTGGCCTGTTCGGCACCGAGGCGTGCTTTATGGAGGAGCACTGGAAGCATGGGCTTGTCTGCCATGCCCTGACGTTCGGCGAGTACTGGATTGCCGAGGGCGACGATCGCCGTGTCGATACCTTGCTGCGCTGGGTGCCGATGACGATTCGCCAGATCGTGGAGAAGTTCCTTGTCGACCCGCGCGATCGGACCAAGATCGATTGGACGCGCGCCTCGATGGCGATGCGCTCCGCCTGGGACGCGGGCAACAAAGAGAACGTGTTCGACGTGCTGCATCTGTGCGAGCCGAACCCGGAATATGACCCGCTCTATAAGGATTTCCGTGGTCGGGCGTGGCGGTCGGTTTATTGGGACCCGAAGTCTGATGCGGCGGGCAAGCTGCTCATGGTCGACGGCTCGCATGAACAGCCGTTCTGGGCGGCGCGCTGGGATACCCTGGGCGGTGGCGATCCTTGGGGCACTGGCCCTGGCTTTGCCGCGCTTCCCGATCTGGCCGCGCTGCAGCTGAACTCGAAGAAATTGGGCGATGGCACCGACCTCGCGCTGCGTCCGCCGCTGGTCGGTCCCGGAACCACCAAGATCAAGCTTCATGCCGGTGCCTACACCGCCGCCGGCTCGATGGATAAGGGTGCTGTGTTCCCGGTCTATCAGGTGCCCTACCAAGCGCTCGAAATGATCGATCAGGCGATGGGGCGCTACTATAAGAAGATTGACGAGGCGTTCTATGTCGACCTCTTCATGGCGATCACCGAAATGGACGGCGTCCAGCCTCGGAACAACGAGGAAATCTTCTCCCGCAACGAGGAAAAGCTGACCCAGCTCGGGCCGGTGATCACCCGCGTGAACGTCGAGAAGCTGGGCGTTGCCGTCGAGCGCGTGTTTGGCATCTGCACTCGCCGCCAGATCATGCCCGACGCGCCCGAAGACATCCACGGTGCCGAGGTGTCGACCGACTTCGTTTCGACCCTGGCGCGCGCTCAGCGCGCGGCGGGTCTGGGAACGTGGGAGCGGACGCTGGGCTTCCTCGGCAACATGGCCGGCGTGTTCTCTGGTGTCACCGACAACGTGGATTCGGATGCGATTGGCCGCGAATATTGGGAGCGCTCCGGTGCGCCTGCGATTGGCCTGCGCGATCCGGCCGAGGTGCAGAAGATGCGCGCCGAGCGCGCCCAGGCCGCTGCCGCCGAACAGGCCCGCCAATCCGCGCCCGCCATGGCGCAAGGCGCGCAGGCCGCTGAACTGCTGTCCAAGACGGACATGCGGGGCTCTGGTCAGAATGATACCGCGCTGTCGCGCCTGTTGGGGGGCTCGGGTGGCCTCTAAGGAGCGCACTGCTCATCTGCTGCGCCAGCGCGACATGCTGGCCCTGATGGCTCAACCACCCTTCCGCCGCTTCCTATTGCGCGTGTACGAGCAATCGGGTATCGGTGAGGCAACTTACAGGTCCGAAGACGCTCACCTCCGCTTTGCCGAGGGACGCAGGAGTCTGGGGTTCGAAATCTTCCGCTGGTGCGATGAGGACACTTCCTCATCCGACCGCACAGCAATCCGCGCAGCGCTGGCTGAAGATGTCCAACCTCCAGGAGACTCCGATGACTACCGAAACGACCACGACGACGACCCCAATTGATGCCGCAGCTGCCGCTCCCGCTGGCACTGCTGCTGCGTCGGGTGCTGATGGTGGCGCTGCTGCCACCGAAACCGGAACCACCGACCGGGTTACCAGCCTTGCGGGCGGAGCGGGGGAAGCTGCCGCCGCTGCAGGCGAAGGCGTCGCGGGCAAGGAAGCCGCCGGAACCGAAACCGACGCCGGTAAGTCAGGCACGGAGGGCGAGGGTGCGGAAGCTGCCAAGCCGGAAACGCTAGGGGCTCCCGAAAAGTACGATCTCAAGGCTCCCGATGGCATGGACTTCGACGCGGAAGCATTCGGCGAAGTAGAGCCGGTCCTGCGCGAACTCGACTTGTCGCCTGTCGCCGCCCAGAAGCTGGTCGACGCCTATGCCGGCAAGGTGATTCCGCTGCTGCAAAAGCGCGCCGAGGAAGGCGCGGTAAAGGCGGCCGACGAGCGCAACGCCTCCTATCGTAAAGAACTGGCCGACCAAGCGCGCGCCGATCCTGAGATCGGCGGTGCGAAGTTCGATGAGACGATCGATCGGGTCGCTCGGGTCTGGCAACAGTTCGGCATTCCTGCCGGGTCTGGCTTTCGTGGGCTGCTGGATGACAGCGGCCTTGGCAATCATCCCGACATGCTCCGCTTCCTGTCGCGCGTTGGCGCGGCAGTGAGCGAGGGCGGGTTCGTTCGGGCGGATGGTGTTGGGGCGGGCCGTAAGTCCGACACCGATGTTTTCTACGGCACCGGTGGTTAAGTTTTTGATGGGGAGTAATTGAAATGACTGTACTCGGTAGCGTCCTCCCGACGCTCGAAAATATGGCGAAGCGCCTGGACCCGGACGGCAAGCCCGCCCGGATTGCCGAGCGCCTCACTGCCATGAATCCGGTTCTGGACGACATGCTCTGGAAGGAAGGCAACCTTCCGACCGGTGAGCAGACCACCGTCCGCGCAGGCCTGCCGGCCGTTGCGTTCCGCTCGCTCAACGAGGGCACGCCGCGATCGAAGTCCCAGGTTGGCCAGATCACCGAGGGTGCGGCGCAGATCGCCGGCACCCACCAGATCGACGTTTCGGAGGCTCGCCTGTCGGGCGATGTTCCGAAATATCGCCTGGACGAGGCGTCTGCCTTCATGGAGGCGATGAACCAGACCATGGCGTCGTGCCTGTTCTACGGCAACGCCGGCACCAGCCCGAAGCAGTTTACCGGCCTTGCGCCGCGCTATAACTCGCTCTCGGGTCCGACCGCTGCGAACATCATCGATGCTGGCGGCACCGGCACCGACAACCTGTCGATCTGGCTGATCGTCTGGGGTGAGCAGACCATTACCGGCATCTATCCCAAGGGGTCGAAAGCCGGTCTGGACCATCGCGATATGTCGGGGCCTGAGGGCTACATGGTCACAGATGCCAACGGCAACCGCTACCCGGCCTATGAGGACTGGTTCCAGTGGGACTGCGGCCTGGCTGTCAAGGATTGGCGTTATGCCGTTCGCGCTGCGAACATCGATCGCTCGCTGATGACCAAGGACAAGTCGACCGGCGCTGACATTCAGGACCTCATGGTTCAGATGACCGAACTGGTGCAGTCGACCGATCTGACCGGCACCAAGGCGGCGTTCTATGCGCCTCGCGTCGTGTCCTCGATGCTCCGCCGCCAGCTGCTCGCGAACAAGAACGCTTTCCTCTCCTATGAGGACATCGCCGGACGCCGTGTCACGACGTTCGATGGCATTCCTGTCCGCCGTACCGATGCCCTCAAGGCGGACGAGGCGCGCGTCGTCTGAACCTGACTCCTGATCTCGAAGGGAATTTTCGAAATGATTACCGATCGTGAACTTTGGGTGTCCCAGCAGCAGGCGCTGACCACGGGCACTCAGTACTCGAACAGCTATGATCTCGGGCTTGCCCGCGACATGGGCATTGGCACCGCCGTTCGTGCGGTGGTCAACGTCTCGACCACCTTTACCGGTGGCACCAATGAGACGTTCAACCTCGTGCAGTCGGCAAACTCCGACCTCTCGTCGCCCGACATCCTTCTGGCTGTCGGCCCGACTGTCGAGGCGAGCCTGACCGCCGGCACGCGCGTGATGGACGTGGTCGTTCCGCGTACCACCAAGCGCTATGTCGGGTTCCAGTACGTCGCCTCGGGGACGCATGGTGCCGGTGCGGTCGATGGCCTGTTCGTCCTCAACAACACCTCGCCGGACTCGTTCCCGGTTGAGACTGGCCGCTAAGGAGGCACTGAGCCATGACGAAAATGGTACTTGCTCGCGTCACGTCCAAGTTCGGACTGTTCATCAATTCCGCCCTGCATCAGCCGGGCGAATTGGTGCGCGTCGATCTGGACGAGCTGGGCATCGATTCGCTCGATGACTCGGAAAGCCTGGAAGAGGTGAAGGAAGGGGACGAGCAGCCCATTTCCACCGCCGCCATCGCGTCGGTCGCGCCTCGCGCGCCCGGCGCGGACATGCCGCAGGGGCTTCCCGGCGGCACCGTCCAGGGGTCGACTGGTCGCTTCCTCCAGCCCAATGCGGCCGGGGAAAATGCCGGTTCGACCGAGATCCGTCCCGATACCACCGAGGCTGAACTGGAGGCCGAGCCTCCCGTTCGCCGCGACACGGATATCAAGCCGGTCGATGACGCCGCCGCCGGGAAGCCGGCCGGTAAGGCGAAGTAAACCCCTCTCCTGGGGTTGATGGGGGTGGCCGGTTCCTTTGCGGGGGCCGGCCATTTCCATGCGTATAGCGGCGGGCCTGCGGTTGTGGCATAAGTCCGCTCAAAGGAGCGTGCGGTGGCTGTAGACAAGATCGGGCTGTGCAACATGGCCTTGGGGCAATTGCCGACTACGGCAATCACCGACTTCGACGAACGGTCACCCGAGGCGGAGTGGTGCGGGCGTCTCTATTCCCCGACCCTCGCCTACATGCTCGACCGCCATGATTGGAAATTCCCAATCACCCGGCTGGTCATGGCTCAAGTGACCAACGACCGGCCCGGTGAGTGGGCGTTCGCCTATGCCATTCCCGAGGAATGCGTCACCGAACTGCGCGTCATCCCGCAATATGACGATACGGGCGATTCGATCCCGCTTCTGGCTGGGCAGGTTCTCTCGACTTGGTACCTGACGGCCCTCTCCATTCCCGCGATCTATCGCTACCTCGTTGCCGGCTCCAAGCTGTACTCGAACATCGAGAATGCCACGCTGGAATTCATCACCGGCGCTCCCAGCGAGAGCGTGTTTCGCCCCCTGTTCATTGATGCTTTCGTCAAGCAACTGGCGTCCCAATTGGTCATGCCGATCAAGAAGGACCGGGCTCGCCAGGGCGACTTGATCAAGATGGCGGAATTGGCCATCGATCGCGCCATCTGCGACGAGATCAACCGCGACGATGCGCAATCGACCTATGGCGAGTTCATCAACGATACCGAGCTTGCCCGCTCCGGGGCTCTGATGCCCTTCGGCACCGCTTACTGGCCGGTTGGCCGCTGATGGCGATTCGTCTCGCTCAAGCCAATTTCTCCAAGGGCGTTCTATCGGCACGCCTTCTCCGTCGTGTCGACGTCGAAAGCTACTCGGCCGGTCTTCGGCGCGGCGATAACATCATCGTCCGCCGAGAGGGCGGGTTCACTATCCGGCCTGGCTTCCGGTATGTGGACGAAACGCTCGACGATGGGGAGCAGCTGTTCCCCTTCACTTTCTCGAACGAGCAGACCTATGCGCTGGCAATGGGGCAAGGGTATATGCAGCCGCTCGCCTATGGCGGCTTCCTCCTTGAAACCGAGTTCGCCATTGCTGGCGCGACCAAGGCAAACCCCTGCGTCCTGAACGTCGTGCTTCATGGCTATGCGGTGGGCGACCGCGTGTTTATTCCGGCCGGCACCGTCGCTGGAATGACGCAACTGAATGGGCGCGTCTGGACCGTGACCGGTGTGCCGGATGCCGACCACATCGCGATCAATGCCAACAGCACCGCCTGGGGAACCTTCACGGGCGCGACAGGGGGCGTAACCAACGTCTCCCCTCCGCCCCCTCCTCCTCCCCCGCCGCCGGTCCCTCCGCCCGTCGCTCCACCCGATCCGCCGATCGTGGGCGGTGGTGGCGGTGGTGGCGGCACGCGTTGCGTGGCCGTCGACACCATGATCCTGCTGGCCGATGGGTCCGAGATCGCCGCTGGGCTGCTCTACGTCGGCGCGATGGTTCGGACGCAAAACCCCGATCGCGATTTCGAGTGGGGTGATTATCGCGTCGAAGCCGTCGAGTTCACCGACAACCAGCAGCTGTATCGCTATCGCGCTGGCGATCGGTACCTGTTCGCGACTGCGCTCCACCGGGTCTTTCTCGATGGGGAGTGGACGACGATGCAACGGGCCGGCAAGCGCGCAAAGCGGGGCAAGGTGGCGCAAATCACCATCTCTGGCGCGCGGACCTATGTGTCGAATGGCGTGCTGTCGCACAACCTCAAGATGGACCCGGATAATCTCTGATGGGCATACTTCGCATCTATAAGGTTGGGTCGCCGTTCAACGCCAGCGAACTGTCGGAGGTCGATTGGGTCCAATCGTTCGACGTCATGTATCTGGCGCATCTGGACCATGTGCCGTCGAAACTGACGCGCGCCTCGCATACTTCCTGGGCCTTCTCGGATATCACCTTCGGCCCGACCGTCGTCGCCCCTTCCGGGGTGACGGCCACGGCCACCACGCCCAACACCGACGCGGCAAACAGCGGCGATGCCTATTTCCCGCAGCCGGCGACCTATGTCGTGACGACGATCGACGGCGACACCGCCCAGGAAAGCCGGGGTTCAACGCCATCGACTTGCACCAACGATCTGACGCTCAAGCGTAATTTTAACACCATTGGTTGGTCGGCGGTGACCGGCGCGGTGCGCTATCGCATCTACAAGGCGGAGAACACCGGAAGCCTGGGCTATGCCGGTCAGACCGAAAGTCTTTCTTTTGTCGACGATTTCATCGATGCCGATCTGACGGTCGGGCCGCCCACCGGGAACAACCCGTTCACCGGCACTGGCAATTATCCGTCAACGGTCGCCTTCTTCGAGGGTCGTCTGTGGTGGGCGCGCACGCGCAACAATCCAAACGCGCTCTTCTCGTCGCGCTCGGCCGACTTCGAGAACCAGGACATCTCCGAACCGCTGCGCGCGGATGATGCGATTACCATCCGGCTGGTGTCGCAGGGCGTAAACCACATCAACCAGCTCGCCTCGCTTCAATCGTTGCTCGGGTTCACCTCGGACGGCATCTACAAGATCGAGGGCTCGAACGAGGACTATCTGTCCGCCTCGCCACCGCCGCGCGTGCGGCGGCAGTCGGGCACTCCCTGCTCGCGGCTCTCTCCGCTGGTGGTCGACTCGGTCGCCTTCTACAAGTCCGACAACTCTGCGGAGATCTTCGCTTCCGGGTACGACTTCCAGATCGACGGCATCAAGTCGTCCAACGTCACGATCTATTCACCCGACTTCTTCGAGGGCTTCGACATCGTGTCGTGGTGCTATTCGCAGCAACCCTATTCGGTCATCTGGGCAGCGCGCTCGGATGGCGCGCTGCTGTGCTTCACCTGGGAAAAGGAGCAGCAAGTCTGGGGTTGGACCATCTGCCCGCTGGCGAACGAGGGCAAGGTCAAGTCGCTGTGTTCGATTCCTGAGATCGGCTCCGATGGCATGGTCGAGAACCGGGTCTATGCGATCATCGAGTTTACCATTGCCGGGGTCGCGCGGGAGGTCCGTTGCCGCATGGCGTCGGGGCGCTGGTTCGGGCTCAATTATGCTTGCCACATGGATTGTTCGACCACGGTGACCTTCACCACCCCGTCCTCGGTCGTGACCGGCCTGTGGTATCTGGAGGGCGAAACGGTCGCCGCCCTGGTCGATGGACTGGCGGTCGAGGGGCTGGTCGTGGCGAACGGGCAGATCACCTTGCCCGAGGGCTATCAGGGCTCGGTCATCACCGTGGGATTGCCATTCGATGTTCACGTCGAAACGCTGCCGCTGTTCGTGCCTACCGGCCAGACCAATGCTGGGCGCGTGAATCAGACCGGAGATGTGAACGTCGCTCTTCTTCGGTCGCGCCCGCCGACGATCGGGGTTCGCCGGCAATTCGACGATGATGTCGACGACAACAAAATGTACACCCTCAAGACGCCCTATGCCGCGCCCGGCACGTCGGAGGATTCCCTGCTCAACGGCGTCTATGAGATCAGCACCGAACCGGTCACCAATGGCGAAGCGTCGATCGTCATCAAGCATCGCATTACGCCGCTGTCGGTCACTGCGGTCTATATCGATTTGGGTGTGACCGGTTGACCGTCGAGCTTGTTCCGGCGTCTCATGCCCATATAGGCAGGATCGCCCGGCGCATGCGCGAAATTGACCGGATCGAATGCGCGGCCAAGGGGCGGACGCCGCGCCAGGGATTGGCCGTCAGTCTTGCTGGCTCGCGCTTCGCGCTGACCGCCAAGGTCGACGGCTCGCCTCATGCGATGTTCGGCGTATGGGAGCATTCGCTGGTCAGCAGCATCGGCCGGCCGTGGTTTCTGGGGACTGATGCGGTGTTTGATCATCCTCGCGATCTGCTCGTTTATGGCCCGCGTGTGGTTGCCTTTATGCACGGTAGCTTTCGGCGTCTCGAAAATGTAGTATCCGCGCGCAATGTGCGGGCGCTGGCATTCCTCAAGAAGCTGGGGTTCGAGGTCGGTGATGAGGTCGTGGTCGAGGGGGGTGAGCCCTTCCTGACTTTCTGGAGGGGCGAAAATGTGTGATCCGGGAACGCTGGCGATCACCGCAACGGTGCTAGCCGTTGCGGGTACCGCCGCGTCGACCATGAGCCAGGTATCCCAATACCGGTACGAGGCGCGCGTTGCGGACTTCAATCGGAAGCAGGAGGACGCCAAGGTTCAGGATGCGGCCCAGCGAGGCCAGATCGAGGAGCGTAATGCGGCTCGCCGCCAATCCGCTCTGATGGGCGCGCAGCGGGCGGCCATGGCGGCGAACGGCATCGACATCGGGTTTGGCTCTGCCGCCGATACGCTGGGTGATTCCGCGATGCTCGCGCAGGAAGACCGGGGCACGATCCGCGAAAACACCCGCCGCGAAATGATGGGCTACGATATCAACGCGGCCAACTATGCCATGAAGGAGAAAGCCGCGAAGAGCGCCGCCTCTGGCGCGCTCGTCAGTGGGCTGTTCCAGATAGGCTCGACGATCGCTGGCGGTGCGCAGCGCTTCGGCGGCATCAAAGCTAAACAGTCTGCCGGCGGATCGGGCTGGTAATGGCGCGCGTCCCTATCCCCGTCGCCGGTGCTGGCGAGCAACTCCGCCCACTTCCCGACGCGTCCCTAGTTCCCGCAAATATCCATGCTGGCGGCCAGATGGTCGGCCAAGCGCTCCAGCAGACCGGCCAGTTCCTGAATGATGCGAGCAAGGAACAGGAAAACATCAATAATGCGCTTGACATGGCGGCGGTCAAGAAGGCCGACACTGAGGATTCTAACTACCTTCGCGAGCGGCTGTGGACCGGCGATAACGCTTTCTACAATCTCCAGGGGTTCAACGCGGCGAATGCCCGGACGCCGCTTGAGCAGGAACTGCGCGATCGGCGCGCGCAAACCCGCGCGTCCCTGACCAGCGAACACCAGCGCAAGCTGTACGATATGGCGTCGGAGCAGCGCTATGGTCCTGAGTTCCAGGGCATCGCTCGTTATTCCGGCAGCCAGCTGGTCGAAGAGGAGAAGCGGCAGAGCAATTCGCGCATCGTCGCCTCGGGTAACGATGCCGTCACCTTCTGGGACGATCCGAGTAAGCGTGGCAAGGCCGTCGCCGACATCGACTCCGAACTGACCGATCAGGCGGTCAAGAACGGATGGGGCGCTGAGACGTTGACCGCTGCTAAAAAGTCGGCGCTCTCGAATATCACCACTCGGGCGATCAAATGGAAATTGGACAAAGGCGACATCGAGGGTGCGCAGGCGACCCTCGAAGCGAACCGCCAAGCGCTCGACCCTGACGCCGAGTCCGCGATCGATGGCCAGCTGTTCCAGCCGCTCATGGAGCGCCGCATCTCTGGGCTCGCTGACAGCCTCATGGGGACGGCTCCGCCGACCGACGTGTCGTCGGCCGCCGCGATGAAACCCGGTGCTGTGCTGCCCCGCATGGCGCAAATCACGGCCTATACCGAAAGCCGTGGGCGCGACCGGGACAAGGGCGGTAACATCGTCACCTCGCCAAAGGGCGCGCAGGGTTCGATGCAAGTCATGCCGGGCACGAACACCGACCCTGGGTTCGGCGTTAAGCCTGCTGCCGATAGCACCGATGCCGAGCGCGCGCGGGTCGGTAAGGACTATCTGGCGGCGATGATGAGCCGCTATGGCAACGACCCGGCGAAGGCCTGGGCGGCGTATAACGCCGGCCCTGGTCGCCTCGACGCGGTGCTGGCCGATCCGAAAAAGCGCGGCAACTGGATCGCCTATGTCCCCAAGGAAACGCAGGACTATGTCCGTGCCAACATGGCCGCGCTCGGCGGCGGCTCGAATGCCCAGGCGACTCCGCGCGAATGGAACCTGACCGAGATGCTGGCCAAGGTCGACGGCATGGACTTGCCGTTCGAAGACCGCCGCCAACTCAAGCAGGAGATTACCCGCCGCATTTCGACCGATGAGACGCTACTCGATCGCCAGCGCAAGGATGCCGAGGACGAGGCATACAAGTATGTGGAACGGCAGGGCGATGGGTTCGCTGGCCAAAAGGACTTGCCGGTGTCGGTGCGGGCTCGCCTCACGCCGCAGCAGCGCCTGACCTTCGACGCGATCGGCGAGCGCAACATCAATAAGGCGCGCGAAAAGACCGATTGGACGACCTTCTCCGAGGTGTCTGATTCGTTCGCGAAGAACCCGACCGCGTTCCTGTCGCAATATTCGCCCGCCGAAATGCGGGCGAAGCTTGGCGACACCGAGTTCAAGCAATTCCTTTCGTGGCGTCAGATCGCCCAGGCCAATCCTAACGGCAAATCCCAGGAACAGATCAATCTGTCGCGGGTGTCGTCGGTCACTGACCCGCTGATCTCGGCGGCCGGCATCACGCGCCCACCGGAAAAGAACGGCAAGCGCGATGAAACGCTCGATCAAGCCTATTGGCAACGGGTCAGCCAGTATCGCCTGTCGGTGCTGGGCGACGTGCAGCGCTGGCAGGCCGCCAATCCGAACAAGGATTTGGACGACGTCACCTTGTCGCAGATCGCCGATCGCCAGCTGATCAAGATGTACCAGCGCGCGCCCAATGGTGAGCGGTATCTGGGCTTCGCCTTCGAAACCGGAGGGGCGGCGCAACCGGGCCAATTCTTCAAGATGGACACGGGTCAGGTCGAGCGGATCAAACAACTCTACATGAAGCGCTGGGGTCGTCAGCCGAGCGAATCCGAGATCGTTGAAATTTACCGTTACGGGCCGAGGGGTGGCAAGTGAGTGATGACTGGCTCTCGGGCGCAATCGATAATGTAGGGCAGCGCCGCGCTGACCAGATGGAGCGTATCCGCGCGAACTGGATTGCCACCGAGGAAGCGCGCCACCTTGCCGACGATGCCGGTCGCGCAAATCTCATCTCGAACTGGTCGGACCCCAAGGCTCCCTTCAAGATGCCGGCCGACACTGTGCAGCGCAATCTGCCGATGTTCCAGGCCAAGATCCAAACCGCGCGCGATCTCAATACGATTGCCTCGGCACCCAAGCTGCACCCCTGGCTCGAAGACCCCCGCAACATGGCGTCTGTGCGGGACAACATCGATCCGATGGCGGCGACCGCCAACTGGTTCGGCCCGCCGAAAAGCGTCTTCGGGGTTCCCGAAACCGACCCGCTGGCGCGCATGCTCGGCCAACCCGACCGGCCGGTGTCGGCGCGCGTGCCGCTTTACCAGCCGCTCACCACGCAGCAATTGCTCGCGTCCCTCACCGGCAGTCAAACGACCGAGGATCAGCGGCTAGCCAATCTCGAAGCGAACCGCCCAGTTGCCGCGCCATGGACTGTGGCCCATGGCATCGGGGTCGATATGACCGAGGGGTTTCGGCAGGTCTATTATGGCATGGGCATGTATCTGCTCGACGCCATGGGTCAGGGCGACACCGCCTATATGGACGAATGGAAGCGGGCCTATCAAACGTCCAGCGAGCGTCAAATCAGCCAGCGTCCGACGATCGTCTCGCCGCTCGGCAATGCTGCTTATGGCGGCGTCTCGTCCTTCCTCCAGACCGCGCCTGCGCTCGCGCTCGCTCCGCTAACCGATGGCACTTCGCTGCTGGCGATCCTCGGCACGCAGACGGGCATGCAGGCCTATGGCAAGTATCGTGCGCGTGGAGCGACGGCGAACGAGGCGCTGCTCGGCGGCACGCTTGAGGGCGGCATCGAGGCCGGGACCGAAATACTCCCCATGGGCTATCTGGTCGACCGGTTCGGCAAGGAAGGCGTCGGCCATTTCCTGGTCCATTACCTCGGTCGTGAAATGCTCGGCGAGCAGCTGGCGACCATGGGGCAGGATGCCGCCGATACCGCCATTGCCAATCCTAGCGCGACGTGGTCGCAATATTGGGCTTCGCGCCCAGAGGCGATGCTCGATACCGCTGTCGCGACTGTCATGGGCTCGGCGGCGCTGGGCGGTATCCACGGTGCCTATCGCAAGTTCGCCGACCACTCGCAGGATATCGGGGACCGTCTGACCGCGCTGGCTGGCTCGAAATTCCTTGATCAAGCGGTGGGGCTCGCCAAGGAGGCCCCGCTCGTCCAGCGCAACCCGCAGGCCTATGCCGATTTCATCCAGGGGCAGGCGGACGGCACCAGCCTGGAGAACGTCTACATTCCCGCCGATAAGGTTCGGTCGCTCTTTCAGGAAGCTGGCGAGGATTACACCCGCGATCCGTTCTGGTCGAAGTACGCCGGTCAGATCGACAGCGCCGCGCCGATCGGCGGCGATGTCGTCATCCCGATCGGGGAAGCCGTCACCCATTTCTCGGAGGGCAATCGCTGGGATACTTGGCGCGACTCGGTTCGCCTGTCGCCCGGCGGCGTCAGTCTCTCCGAGAGCAAGGCGATCGAGGATTCGCACGTCGATCTGATGCAGCAGCGCGGCGACGAGGCTGCTGCAATGGACCGCGCCGCGCGCGAACAAGCCGCGCCGGCCCAGCGGGTCTATGACGAGGTTCTCTCGCAGGCTCGTCAATCCGGTGTCGGGCTCAATGCCGCTCGTGCCTATGCCGATCTGTGGACTGCCCGCTACAGCGCGCGTGCCGCACAGCAAGGCACCGACGCCTATTCGCTGTTCAAGCAATCGGTTGGTGGCATCGTCTCCGAACTGCCCGAGAGCCTGCGCCCCTATGACCGCGCCGACTCTGTCGATCGGCTGGTCAACGTCATGCGCCGCGATCAGGCCGCACCTTCCGACAAGAAACTGCGCGGCCCGTCGCTCTTGGAGTTCATCGCCTCAAGGGGTGGTGTCGAGGACAAGGGCGGCGACCTCACGGCGATGGGTGCCGACAAGTGGCATCAGGCTGGGCCGTTCCGCCGCAAGTTGATCAAGGGTGCAGCCTCGACCGAGCAGGGCACGCTGGCTGGGCTGGAGACGGGGTCCACTCCCAACTCGCAGGAGCGTATCTTCCAGGCTGCAATCGACGCCGGCTATTTCCCGGAACTGGTCGGGCGCGAGACGGAAGGCAGCGACTTCAACTCCAAGGCTGACCTTCAGACATTCCATGATGCGATCGACCGCGAACTGCGTGGCCAGTCGGTCTATTCGGAAGATCGCGCGGCGGACGGCGGTACGTCCACCGACGCCCATCTTCGCACCGCCGCCGACGATCTGCGAGGCTTTCTCGAAAATCGGGGCGTCGACCCGGACAAGGCAACGGTCGACGAGATCAAGCAGGCCATTGCCGACAGCCACAAGGAATTGCAGACAACCCGCACGTTCGACCAGTGGCGGGCGTGGAACGTCCCGCCGCCTGGGATGGCCCCTGACCTCGTCCTGCATCATAATGGCCCCACAGCGCTGCCGCAGGGGCGTCCGCAGGGCATGCTGGCCAACTACTTCGGGTCGGCCGCATTCTCGGATGCCGTTGGCCGCGACTTCGGTCCTTGGCGCTATACCTTCTGGGTGCCGCAGACTGTTGCCGATCGCATCATCGATCTGGGCGACCGCAGCGGGAATGTGAGCGAAGCCGGCCGTGAGTTCGCCGCCGAGGTGGCGCGTCGTCAATGGCCCGACGAGCCCGCCTATGCCGACGCCCTTCTCGCTGGCGACCCCAAGGCCTGGCAGGATTTCTACGATACCTGGGCCGACTCCGCGAACCTCCAGCCGCTGCTGGATGAGCGCGGGCTTGCAGGCGCTCGGTTCGGCGATGAGCATCTGCTGCTGCCCGATGCGATCCGCCAGCTCGAAGACCGCCGCAATGGTCCCGATGACGGGTCGATTTCCTTCTATCAATCGCAGCCGGAAAGCGCCCCGTTCTACTCGGCGCTGACCAATGCCGTCGACACCGCCAAGCTGGCGAAGGCTCCCGCCGCTCAATGGCTCGCAACCCTGCGCAACACGTCCGGCGTGAAGGCGGAAGAGATCGAATGGTCCGGCCTGCCCGAATGGCTGGCGGAACAGCCAGGCCAAATCTCGCGCACCGATGTGCAGCAGTTCCTTGCCTCTGGCGGCATCCGCGTTTCCGAGGTTGTGCTGGGCGAGTACAACGGGGCCGACGTCAATAAGGAAGCGGAGCGGCTCTACGAGGAATGGGTCGAGCGCCACACGCTGCAGATCCTGGCCGATCGCGAGGAAGACTTTCCCGGCATCGATTCGACCATCGAGCCGGTGGACGAGGGGTTCCAGTATAGCGGCTGGGTCTACGAAACCGAGGCTGAGGCGCTGCAAGCCTATGACGAGGACGTGTTCAATGCCCAGCGCGAATGGGAGAACGACGTCCGCCGCAGCATCGAGAGCGATGTGCGCCGCATGCGCGATCCCGAGGACTTTGACGGCGAAGCCAAGGAGGCGCTTGGCGCGCTGACCCACTTCGCCGATTGGACGTCGACCGAACAGGCAACGCCAACCTATCGGGAATTGCTCATCACCCTTCCGCTCGGGGAAGGGAAGAACCCGCGCAACGCACCCGACACTCATTGGTCGCGACCCGGTGTCGTCGCGCATACCCGTTTCCAGGCAAAACGCGATGCGCAAGGGCGTCCGGTCCTGTTCGTTGAAGAGGTGCAATCCGATTGGCACCAAAAGGGCCGCGACGAGGGCTATGAAGTCCCCGCGCCGCCAGCTGTCATCGAGGCCGCTCGCGCCAAGACTGCCGCCGCCGAGCAGCGCTGGGAAGCTGCGCAGCGGGCGATCCTGGCGATGGGGCAGGAGCTTGACGTGCTGCCGCACGATGAGCCTCCCAAGCCGGCGGTCGGGTACGATGGTTTCACCCTCAAGGACCAGCCGCTCGATGAGCAGGCGTCCTATGCCAATGTCGGGCTTGCGCGCTATCAGCGCGGCGAGGCCTCCTATGGCCGCTATCCCGAGGTGCTGGATGCCGATCGCGATCTGAAGATTTCCGAACTGCGCGCCGAATACCGCAAAGCCATGCTCGCGAACGAGGAAGCGGCGCAGGAATATGCAGCGGCAATGCGGGTGTCGGGCATCCCCCAGGCCCCGTTCAAGACCACGTGGCCGGCGCTGGTCATGAAGCGGGTAATCCGCTGGGCGGCCGATCATGGCTACCACTCGGTGGCGTGGACGACCGGTGCCCAGCAGTCCGAGCGCTATAGCCTCGGGCAAAGGGTCGGGAGTGTGTCGGCACGCTCGGGTGCCGCGTTCGGCGATGGCTTGGTCGTCGTCAAGTTCGGCGACCCCTCGGTCACTGACGTGCTGCTCTCGCAGAGCATGGCAGTCGGCACCACGCCGCGCGACCATGGCGATGCGATCATGAACCGCGAGCAGCTGGTCAAGGCGATGGGCGAACTGGGTGGCCGCATCTTCGACGCTGCCGCCATCTCTACCGAACCCGTCAATTTCGATGCCGGCGATCTGGAGATCGGCGGCGATGGCATGAAGGCGTTCTACGACCGTAACCTCGTCAACATCACGAACGACATCATCAAGAAGTATGGAGCCAAGGTCGCGCCGGTCGACGTGATGGACGACACGCCGCGCGCTGATCAGATGATGGAAGACGCGCGCCGTGCCCGCGAGGAAGCGGACGCACTGGCGGCGGTCGACGGCGCGCGTGCCGAGCGTCTCTATGCCGACGCCAATGCTGCCGAGGAAACCGCCAAGCAGATGCGCGATGCTGCCCTGGTCAAGCAGTGGGGCTTCGAGGTGACGCCCCAGATGGCCGCTACTGCTCAATCCGGCTTCTCGCTGTTTCAGGGCGGCGAGTCCAAGCCGCGCGGTCGCATCGACTTCGCCAAGGATGGCCGGGCCGTGATCCGTCTGTTCGAAGGCCGCGACCTCTCGACGCTGCTGCATGAAGGCGCGCACCTCTGGCTCGAAGAATTGCGCCAGGACGCCGCTCGCCCTGATGCCCCGCAACAGGTCAAGGACGATTGGAAGACCGTCCGCCGCTGGTTCCGCGCCAATGGCTTCGCCTTCGCCTCGACCGGAACGATCCCGACCGATGCCCACGAATTGTGGGCGCGGGGGATGGAACGCTATTTCATGGAGGGCAAGGCTCCGACCTCGGCGCTGGCCCGCGCCTTCTCGTCGTTCCGCTCCTGGCTGCTGCGCATCTACAAGGTCGTGCAAAACCTGAACGCGCCAATCACCGACGAGGTGCGTCAGGTCATGGACCGGCTGATCGCCACCGACACCGAGATCGCCAAGGTCGAAGCCCAGCCCGAGCAGGGCTTGCTGTTCTCGTCCGCCGCCGAGGCAGGCATGACCGATGCCGAGTTCGCGGCGTACACTGCGTCGGCCAAGACCGTGCGGTCGGAAGCGTTCGACGCGCTGCTGTTCCGCACCATGGAGACGATCCGCCGCGCGCGCACCGCCGAATGGAAGCGCGAGCGCCAATCGGTTCGCCGTGAAGTCGAGGAACAGGTTCGCGACCGTCCCGAGTTCAAGGCGCTGGCGGCCCTACGCAACCGCGACCCGGAGAAGCGCACGCAGCTGAACCGCGAGGCGTTCGTCAACGACTATGGCTCGGATGCCTTGGCGATGATGCCGCGCGGCGTCCCGCCGACGATCGTGGACCAGGGTGGCGTGCATCCCGATATCCTCGCCGAACAAGTCGGGTTCAAGTCGGGTCAGGATATGGTCGACACGCTGATCGGCATCGAGACGCGGCAGCGCGAATTGCGCGCCGCGCAGGACCGCCGCTCGGTATTGCAGGAAACGATCGACCTCGGCACCGATCAGGCGATGCGCGAGCGCCATGGCGATCCGCTCTCGGACGGCTCGATCGAAGAGGAGGCGCTGACCGCGATCCACTCGGACAAGCGCGCCGAGATCATCGCCAGCGAAATTCGCTATCTGTCGCGCCGCACCACCGTGAAGACCGGAGAAGGGGCAACGGTTCCCACGCCCGTCGCCATTGCTCGCGCATGGGCCGAGAACAAGGTTCGCGAGGGCAAGGTCAGCGAAGAGGCGACCGCCGCCGCCCTGTTGCGCCATCAGCGCAACGAGGCGAAGGCCGCACGCGCCGCGCAGGAGGCAATCCTTAAAGGCGATGTGGACGCCGCGTTCGTGGAGAAGCAGCGCCAGCTGTACCACAACGAGCTCTATCGGGCGGCGAAGAAAGCCAAGGATCAGATCGATGTCATTGTCCGCCGGCTCGGCAAGTATGCCAAGTCGCGGGTAATCAAGTCGATGGATGCCGAGTATCTCGGGCAAATCCATGGCCTGCTCGATGCCTATGATTTCCGGCCCGTCAGCGCTGCCGGCCTGTCGGAGCGGGAATCGTTCCGCGAATGGGCAGCGGCCAAGGCGGAGCAGGGCGAAGAGGTATACGTGCCGCCTCGCCTGCGTGACTTCGAGAAAGTCAATTTCAAGGATGCGACCGTCGAGGACTTGATCGGCCTGGACGATTCGGTGACATCGATCGCGCATCTCGGCCGGCGCAAGAAGAAAATGCTCCTGGCCAAGGAAGAGGCCGAGTTCGAGGACGTGGTGGCGCAGGCGGTTGAGTCCGTCGAAAAGCTGCGTTCGCTACCCGTCTCGTCCGATCGCAACCCCAAGCCGACGCTGCGCTCGCGCGCTCGCGGCTTGGACGCCACGCTGATCAAGGTCGAGTTCCTGGCTGACGAGATGGACGGCTTCGACCCGAATGGCGTCTTCAATCGCGTGCTTGTGCGCGGTGCCCAGGATGCCGCCAGCGAAAAGACCCGCTTGGTGCATGACGTGATGCGCCCGCTTGCCGAACTGTATAATTCCATGTCGCGCGAGCAGCAGCGCCGTATGCGCGAAAAGGTCACCGTCAACGAACTGGCGACCCGCGACCCGAACACCGGCGAAGAAGGTCCGACCGCCTTCGACCGTTCCGAGATCCTGGCTATCGCGCTCAACACTGGCAATGCGTCGAACCTCGACAAGATGATCCGTGGCGAAAGCCGCATCGTCTCCGAGGCGAATGCCTGGACCCATGAAAAGGTGCAGGCTGTCCTCGATCGCGAAATGAACGAGGAAGACTGGCAGTTCGTGGAGAAAGTCTGGCGTCAGGTCGACTCTCTGTGGCCGGCGATCGTCAAGGCCGAGCGCGAGATTTCCGGCGTCGTTCCCGAAAAGGTCGAGCCCCGCATCGTTCAGACCAAGTTCGGCCCGATCAACGGCGGCTACTATCCGGTGGTCTACGACCCGACGCGCTCCGCCATGGCCGAGGCGAACTACGAGGATGACGCCGCCAAGATGTTCGGTCAGATGGGCCGCGTCATCTCCACGCCCAAAGGCCACACCATCACGCGCACCGAGGCCGCCGCTCCGCTCATGCTGTCGCTGGAGGGCGTGCTGCTGAACCATATCAACCGGGTGACGACCCGGATTGCCTATGGTCGCTATGTCCGCGACACGCTCAAGTTCATCAGCCACCCGAAGATCAAGGACGTTATCGATCGCAAGGTTGGCCGCGAATATCGCGAGCAGCTCAAGCCCTGGTTGCAGCGTCAGGTCAACGACGCCGCGCTCGATACCAAGCAGCTGCGCGCGCTCGATCGCATGATGCGCCGGTTCCGCGTCAACGCGACGATGGTCGGGCTGGGCTTTCGCTTCACCACCATGTTCGCCCAGGCCGCCGGCATGACCAACTCGATCAAGGAGATCGGCCCGAAATATGCGGCGCTCGGTGTTGGGGACACCATCCGCAATCTGGGAAGCCTGCGCGAGTTCGTGTTTTCCCGCTCTCCCATGATGGCCGAACGCGCGCAGGAGTTCGACCGCGACGTGCGAACCTTCTTCGCCGAGTTCTCGAACAAGCACGGCCCGCTCGATCGCTTCCGGGCCATGGCCTATTGGGGCATCGGCAACGTGCAGCTGTTCACCGTCGACATGCCGACGTGGTTCGGCGGCTATCGGAAAGCCCTGGACGAGGGCATGAGCGAAGAGGACGCGGTGGCCTATGGCGACAAGGTCGTGCGCCGCTCGCAGTCGTCTGGCCGTGCCGCCGATCTCTCCGCGTTGCAGGATTCGTCCGAGGGCTACCGGGTGATGACCATGTTCTATTCGTTCTGGAACGTGTTCTATAATCAGCAGCGCGAGGCGGTCCACGCCACGCGCTCTGGCGACTGGCGTCGTGCCTCGATGAATGTGTTCTGGATCATGATGGCCAGCCCTGTGCTGTCGGCGCTGCTGACGGGCGATTGGCCCGATGATGACAGCGATGAGTCCTGGTTCCATTGGGGCATGCGGAAGATGTTCTTCGGGCTCTGGTCCGGCCTGCCGATCATTCGCGAACTGTCTGCTGGGGCGGAGCGGGAGTCGATCGGCAAACGGGCAATGGATGCCCAGACACCGATTACGCGCTCGGCGTCCGCCCTCGTCGCTCCGCTCAAGGATGCCTATAAGGTGTCGACCGGGGACGCCCCATCCGATCGCTGGGTGCAACATGCGGTGACCGCGCCTGGGTACTTCTTCGGCCTGCCCACCGGGCAGCTGGGGTCGACCAGTCAGTACCTCTATGATGTCGCTCAAGGAAACCAAAACCCGCAGGGCGTCGGGGATGTCGCGGTCGGCATTGTGAAGGGTCCGCAGAAAAATCAGCAAGGCTCCCCCGCGCCAGCGTCGGAATAGCCAAAGGGGGCCGGGGGTGATATGAACCGCGCAAGCGAAAGGTGAGGGGCAGATGGCCATAACTGTTGATGTAGCGCTGGCTGGCCCGTTCACCCCCAATGGGGTGACGGTCCAGTTCGACTTCAATTTCAAGGCCGCCAGCACCAGCGAGCTAAAGGTCTATCGCAAGAACACCGATGGTTCGCTGACCACCCTGTCGCCTGGGCTCTATACTGTCGTCCTCGCTTCCGATGGCGAGGGCGGCTCGGTCATCTTCACAGCCCCTCCCGCCACCACTGGCGGTCCCCTGTACATCGAGGGGAACCCGCTTTTCACTCAATCGGCCGTGTTCACGAACAACGGCTTCCTGCCCGAGACAATCAATCCCGCCATTGACCGTTCCGCTCTTCGCGACATCTGGTTGCGGGACCGGCTGAACCGGACCATTTCCGTGCCGTTCGGTGAGACGGGGTTCGGGCTTCCAACCGCCGCCGATCGCGCGAACGATGTGTTTACCTTCGATAACTATGGCGCGCCGGCCATGGTCCCCAAAACGACCTTCAAGGGGGACAAGGGCGACCCCGGCGGCAATGCCATGGCGATCGGCGCTTGGCGTGATTTCGAAACCTTCACGATCCCGGTCGGACTCGACATGGTGATCACCACCGACACGCTTGCGGCGGGTTCGGCCACTGGCACTCAGTCCGCGCGGTATGTAATCGACCCGGAACAGACGCAATATACCGCCAAGATGCAGGCGTTTATGACCGGGCTCGGCGGTTCCGTCGATCAGGGGACGCCGCTAGCGACCGCTCAAGCATCCATGGACGCACTGCAAAGCTATTGGCGGCGCAAGAGTGCGAACGGGCGTTGGTTCACGCTGGCCGAGCCTGAGCCGTGGTCTGGCATGTTCGGGACGCCCGGCGATGGCGGGCAGGATTACAACAACGTCATGTCGGGGACCGACGTATGGGCTAATCTCCAGGCGTTCATCGATTACTGCTGCTATTTCAGGAAGTGTAAAGGCCGCATCAATCCCGGCACGCACCGCGTCTCGCGTGGCTTGCAACATGGCTACGGTCAGGGTGGTTATGTCGGCGGCGTGTTTGAGGGTGCGGGCCAGATGTATGCGGGCGGCTCCGCGTTCCCAGGCACGACGATTGTCTGCGATACCGATCTTGATCCCATCCTGAACGTCAGCGGTGACCGCGACATCATGTGGGAGGGCGTGTCCTTCGTCGGCAAGCTGGGGAAATTCCTGCTGGAGTCGACAATTGCCTATCCGTCGTCCGCGCCAACCGCCGGCTATGACAGCCTCGATCAAACGGCGTGGTTCGATCCTGCTCGCCGCGCTTCGCAGGATAGCCAATACAGCCCCTATGCCTGCGTCACGATAGGGGCCTATGACGGCGCAAAGCCGTCATCGGGCCTGTGGAACCAAAATACCGCATATGGCTTTCGCCAGACGATTCGAGCGAACGGCAACGTCTATAGCTGCATGATCGCCGGCGTGTCGGCGGCGTCCGGCACCGGGCCTTCTGCCACCACCCCGACCGTCGTCGATGGCACCGTAACCTGGCGCTACCTCGGTGCCTGGGATGGGTTCGATGG